CGGGTTGTAGAGCGCGATTCTCACAGGCTCTCCTCGCTAGAAGCGTACGAGCTCGAGCTTGCCCTCGCCGGCGACCGTCCGCTCGACTTCCTCGAGCACGGGCCGCCAGTAGGTCTCGGTCACGAGGTCCGCGTCGTAGGCCAGGCTCCCCTGCCTGCCTTGCGCGCCGAGGGCAGCCCGATCAGCCTTGTACAGCCACTCCAGGCCCTCGGCGACGGCCGCGGGATGCGCTGACCACTGCCAGACGTCGAACTTGTTCCAGACTGGCTCAGTGTCCGCCTGTGCGACCTTGTAGCCGCCGAAGGTGATCTCCGGCATGGCAGACCAGTCGCCCGTGAGCACCGGCGTTCCGCACGCCTGAGCCTCGAGGATCGGCAGTCCGAAGCCCTCGCCCCACGACACGTTCATCAGGCAGTCGAAAGAGCGATAGAGCAGTGCCATGTCCTGCTGGCTGATGAGGCCCGTCGTGTAGTTGTAGTCGGGCACCGCCAGCCAGTCGCGATGCTCCCGGAGTCCGAACTCGGCGAGTAGCCGCCGGAGGTCGATCCCCTCCATCTGCGGACCGAGGAACGTGTGCAGGTACAGGAGCGCGTCGGGGTGCCGCTCGTGGAACTGGGAGAAGGCGCGGAGCTGCTCGGGGAATGCCTTGCGCGGCGGCCTCCCCTGGTTAGCCGCCACCATCCCGACGATGAACCGATCCTGCGGCAGTCCGACCGCCTCACGTGCCGTCCGCTGATCCCCTGGGCAGAATGTGTCCAGGTCCGTGCCGTGCGGGATGTAGCGCACGTCGAGCCCAGCTTTGCGTGCCTTCTGCTCGCCGAACCGTGAGAACACGAGGGGCTGCAGCGCCCGCTTGAGCCGCGGTATCTCCGCACCGCGCACCGCCGAGCCATCGACGGGGAACCAGGGGAGCCACGGCACGCCGACGAATGCCGACGGGTTGCACATCAGGGCGTCCATCAGCGAGATGACGGCCTGTGCCTTCCAGTGCTCGGCGTGAGCAGCGACCGCGTCGTTGCCCCAGCGGTCGAACACCTGCGGGTAGACCTGTATCCCGTTCCACTGCATGACCGCGTGCCGGAGCCCGACGAAGGCGTGGATCGCGACCTCGTGGCCAAGCTTGTTCAAGCGCGGCACGAACAGGGCGGTTTGGTTACCATAACCCGATTGACAGAAAGGCGCGTTGCTCCAGAAAATCAGCCTCAAGCTGGTTCCTCCACTGTTACCCTCTCCTCGAAGCCGAAGAACTGCTCGCCGCCGTAGCCGAGCGTCCTGAGCGCCCCAGCGTCCTCGACTGCTCTGATCATCGCCCCCCCGACCGTCTTCTGTGCCCGCCAGAACAGCCCCGCCGCCTCCATCAGGCCGAGCAGCGTGTTGTAGGTCTGGCCAGACTCTGCTGAAGCTGCAGCTACGAAGTACCGCACCACGTAGACCCGCTGGCACTTGCGGCCGCCGCCGAGGCCCGCGTGGTGCCACGTCGCCGCGCCGGGCAGCGTGATCGCGCACGGCAGTAGGTCTGCCGTCAACTGCCCGGGCATCCCAGCCGCCGCCGGGTGCCCGACGAGGCCCGTGATGCTCGCGTTGGCCGTCTGGAAGGCATCGACGACGGACAGAACCGTCATACGAGCCTCCTGAGCGATTCGAGTTCCTTCTCGACCTCTTGCGGGTAGGCTGGCGACCTAGCCTGTACCTGCGCTTCTGAGTAGATGGTGGTAGTGTCAGTCAGATCGCGGGACTTGTACCGCCAGGCCGCCAGCCTCAGCGTCACCCCCTTGATCAGCTTTCCCGTTGGCGTGTTGTCGTCCACCGCCGCGATGTAGCCCCAGGTGCCGTTCACCTGGATCAGTTGGTCGGTGTCCAACTCCCACGCCTCAGTCGCGTTCGCCTTGAGCTTGATTGCCCAGTGTGGCGACTGGTTGCGCGGCCAGAGCCAGTAATCGGCCGACCCGATGACCGTCGCGTCGTCGTCACCGTTGACTAGCGTCCCGACGCTCAGCAGGTCGCCGTCCACAATCAGGAGTTGCCCGTCCCTCGGGTCGAGGGAGTCAGCCCCGAAGTAGTGCAGTTCCGTGGCCGCCTCGAAGTGGCGCCCGGTGATCCGGTCCACCTCGCCGGCGGCCCAGTCGATTGAGTCCTGGAGAACGACGTCGAAGGCGGAGCCGGTGACCGGCGGGGATATCTCCGCCTTGAGGTCGCTGAGTTGGATATAACTCACCGTTCCGCCTCCGACTCTGTGCCGGAGAGGGCCGAGTCATCCCGGCCCCCCTAGCTACACTATTTCGTCAACCGATGCCAAGTCCGTGCCCGGCTCGTACCGCGCCCGGTACCCGAAGCCGATGCTGCCGGCGTCCGAGGCCGCCGTTGCCACGAGCAGTCGGTCCTTGACGAACTGATAGCCCGCCGCTTTCACCTCCGCAGCAGTCACCTCGATCACGACTTGCTTGTTGTCGTCGCTCCCCGCCTGCGTCAGTTGGGTCGCCGCCTTTGTCAGCGTGTAGTAGGTGCCGCCGGTTGCCGTCGAGCCGTCGAGCCGGTAGTCGACCGTCGAGGTACCCGCCATGTCGCCCAGCGTCAGGACGTACAGCAGGCGGTCGAACGACCCGATATCGACGGCGTCCCCCAGGTAAGTGCCCGCGTTGTACGCGTCCGCGTCGATGCAGGACACCACCAGGAGGGCTTCTGATAGCTTGCTCATGCCTGTTTCCTCCCCGGGGCGGTTGCCCGCCCCGCTAACTCGTTACGCGTCGGCGTGGACGACGTAGGGGCTGACCGTGTAGCTGCCCTGCGGGTCGGCCAGTGTGATCTTGCCCTTGAGCCACGGCTGGCCGTCGAGGCGCTCCGTGAACCGCCAGGTGCCCTTGTCGGTCAGGAAAGCCGAGTGCTCCGAGTACGCGATGGTGAGCTCCTGCCTGACGAACAGGACGTAGGCCCCGAGGTCGGCGAGCAGCACGTCGTTGTAGTTCGCCTGCGGCATGTGCTCCGAGGTGATCGGGGGGCCAAACCCGAGGTCCGCGACTTCCCGGGACACGTTGCCGGTCACCCAGCCCGATGCCCCAAGGTCGGGGAGCACGCCCGGATGCATGATCCAGCGGACGTTCTGGGTGATCTGCTTGAACCGGGCCAGCATGGACATTGCGTCCACCCAGGCGAAGGCTCCGTCCGTCGCCGGCGCCACCGCGACCACCGCTGGGCAGTTCAGCATCCCGAGAGGCTCACCCGCGCCATTCCCGTTCAGGATGTAGTGCTCCCGCTTTCCCGCGATGGCGATTCCGAAGAGGCTAGTGAGCAGTCCTTCGATGCTGGTCGGCGAGTCCGCGATCAGCTCGTTGCTGACCAGCGTGTACCCGCCGATCTTGTGCACCCGCCAGTTGATCTCCACGAAGCCCGGAGTGGTCTCGGTGAGCGTGCCAGCCTCTGCCGTTGCCGTCGCGACGACTCCGCCGGCGAGGGCGCTGTCCCCAATTCCCACCGTCGGCGCGACGTACTGATCGAGAGCCGGCCAAGTGCCCGCCTCGACCGTGACTGGCTGGATGCGAACGAGCGGCGTGATCTTGCTCGCTAGGCCGGTAGCCAACTCGAAGGGCCCCTTCATGTCCGGTGGCACCAGATAGCCCCCAGCCGTGCCGTCCCCCTCAGAAAGATCCTTGACCGACCCGTAGACCTTGACCAGGCGCGTGACATCCCGCCGGCGAATCGCGATGAGGAAATCTCCGACGCTCTTTACCGTCTTGTCGGTGGCCCCGCCGGTGCCGCTGATGTAGCCAGCGTTCCGGATGGCTGGGGTATCCTCCATGTGCTTGAGCAGAGCGTCGATCTTGGCGCTCAGCTCGTCATGCTTGGTCGCGAGGCCGGTCACCTGGCCGGCCAGCTCAGTTATCTCCATTTCCTCATCCTCCCTAGACTTGACGACGATGACTTGTGGTCTGGCAACGACCACAGGTGGCGTGATGGCCACGGTGGGCACCTCGGCCTTAGTCTCGGGTGCTCTCGCCTCTGCCGAAGCCTCCTCAGCTTCCTGTGGCAGCAGACCCTCGAGACCCACGACCTTTGCCGATAGCGCCTTGAGCACGCCCACGCCGAGTGTCCGCATCTCGGCCGGCGTGGGCGTGAGACTCCACTCGACGACCGGCCAACTCTTGATCTTGCGGCCCTCTTTCCTGACGAGGTGTGACGCCGCGCCAGACGACCAGCCGACGACGCCCTGCTCGATCAGTTGCAGCACCATCGCGTGATACTTGTCCGAGCGGTCTAGTTGCGCCTCAACCCAGACACCGTCCTCGTCGATATCCTGTTTGGTAGTCTGGCCGAGCATCCGGAGGCCCATCGTCTCGTCGAAGCTGTGATCCCAGAGCACCGGGCGCGCGCCGGGCAACTTGTCCAGCCAGAGATCGGTGTCCTTCTCGAAGGTTTCGCCGGTCAAGTCGGCACCGCCGAAGACGATGCCATAGTTACCAACGGTTGCGAAGTTGCCCTCGGTGTCGAGCACCTTGACGGACTTCTCCTGGCCGGCCATCAGCCGTCGCGCCTTCGCGACGCAGCGCGCCTTGACGTCATCCGGCAGACTCGACTGCGGGATTCGGGGAAGCGCGTTGC